CTTTGCGCCAAGGAAAGGTGCTGGCGATCCATATCACACCATTGCCGCACTGAATTTCTTTGTCAGTTTGGCTGCCAATGACTATGTGCAGATCATGTGGCGGCCAACAGATGTCGGTGTCAGTATTGAACACTATGCAGCCAGCAGCTCGCCGACTAGGCCAGTCGTGCCATCAGTCATTGCCACACTTTCTTTCGTGTCCAATTTGTCAGTAGAAACCGCATAATTCAGATATGGCACTCATTCCTCTCAAGATTCCACCAGGCGTGTACCGCAACGGCACTGAATACCAGTCTGCTGGGCGGTGGTTTGACGCCAACTTGGTACGCTGGTTTGAAAACACTCTCAGACCGATTGGCGGTTGGCGCAAGCGTTCCAGCAGTCAGATGACAGGATCATGCAGAGCTTTATTGACTTGGCGCGACAACAGCGGAGATCGATGGATCGCTGCTGGTACGAATTCCAAGCTCTATGCCATGAACGAGGCTGGCACGCTTAAAGACATCACGCCAACAGGATTCACTGTAGGCATAGCTGATGCCGCGACAAAGACTGGCTATGGTTATGGTCCATATGGTTCATACGCCTATGGAATTGCGCGTCCTGATAACGGCACAGTGACGCCAGCAACTACTTGGAGCTTAGACACTTGGGGAGAGTATCTGCTTGGCTGCTCTGACTCTGATGGCAAACTCTATGAATGGCAGTTGGGATTCTCAACGCCAACGCTGGCAGCGGCTATAACCAACGCGCCAACAGGATGTCAGGCTGTGATGTCAACAGCAGAGCGTTTTGTCTTTGCCTTGGGCGCATCCAGCAACCCTAGACTGGTGAAATGGTGCGATCAAGAAAACAATACTGTATGGACGGCGGCGGCTACCAATCAGGCGGGTGACTTTGAATTGCAGACAGTTGGCGCTTTGAAGGCAGGCAAAAAAGTGCGCGGAATTAATTTGCTGTTTACCGATGTCGATGTCCACACTGCCACATTTGTGGGTTTGCCCTATGTCTACTCATTTGAAAAGGCTGGATCAGGCTGTGGATTGATCTCCTCTCAGGCAGTAGCGGCCATAGACACTGCCGCCATGTGGATGAGCAAATCAGGCTTTTGGATGTTTGACGGCTATGTCAAGCCTTTACCATGTGATGTGTCGGATTATGTGTATCAGAATCTGAACTACAACCAAGCAAGCAAGGTGTACGCCGTACATAACAGCAAGTATGGCGAGATATGGTGGTTCTACCCATCAAGCGCCAGCAATGAAGTTGACTCCTATGTCATCTACAACTACCGCGAAAGCCATTGGAATATTGGCTCACTGTCTCGCACAGCAGGAACTGACAGGGGCGTGTATTTGAATCCTTTGATGGTGTCTTCTGACGGCTACATCTATGAGCATGAGGTTGGCTATGCCTACGATGGCGGCTCTGTCTATGCCGAGTCAGGACCTTATGAGATTGGCGTTGGTGAGAACATCATGTCTGTGCGTCAGGTGATACCTGATGAGCAGACTTTGGGAGAGGTACAGATCAGCTTCAAATCTAGGATGTACCCAACATCAACTGAATCGACTTATGGACCATATCCAGCGGCACAGCCAACAGATGTGCGTTTCTCTGGCCGTCAGGTAAAGATCAGGTACACAGGCGCGGTGCTGGAAGATTGGCGCGTTGGCGTCAACCGAGTTGACACTGTTGCGATGGGTAAGCGTTGACAGACGAAGAGGATTTGGAGAGGCTGCGCCATCATGTGGAGGCGGCACTAGAATACTCTGGAGGAACTCATGGAATTGAGGACATTGCAGAGGGACTCAAAAAAGGCAGATTTCAATTGTGGCCTGCTGATGACTCTGTGGTGGTGACTGAGATCATTGTCTACCCGCGACTCAAGAATTTGCACTTCTTTCTTGCTGGCGGCGACCTAGATGAACTCCGACTGATGCGACCTTTGATCGAATCGTGGGGTAAGAGCATGGGTTGCACGCGAGTGTCTTTAGCTGGCCGTGAGGGTTGGGCAAAGACATTCTTACGAGATGAGGGTTACAAGCCAAAGTGGTTTGTATTAAGCAAGGACTTGTAAATGACATACGAAGAACTGATCGCGGGTAAAGGATGGACGAATCTGCCGCCACTTCAATTTGGTGGTGGTCTTCTTGACGCGCCTGAAATCAATCGCTATCAGCAGATCATGTCGCAGATGCAGCAGACTGAGCAAGTGCCATCAGGATTGCTTGATGCAACTGGTGGATATCGTCCTGAGATTTATAACATCACTCCAGATCAGAATCAGGCCATCATAAAATTTAATTCTGCTGTACAGCAAATACTTGGTGGTGGTAGTTCTAGTGCTGCTGCACAGCAATCAGCCGCACAAGCCGCATTTGCTCAGATGACGCCAGGCGAGCAAGCCGCAGTACAGGCCATGACAGTTCCAAATCTTGTGAATTTGATGATGCCTTTGCCACTTCAATTGCTTATGAATGTGATGGGCGTTGATGCGCCTGGCACTACTTCAAGCGGCGGTGTCAGTTCCACTAGCGGCAGTCCTATGGGTGGCATTGCCAGCAAAGGTAATGTTGGTCAGGTTGCTAATGCAAATACTACGGCTGGTCTTGCAATTGGTAATGCTATTGGCGGTAATGTTGGCACATCAGTTGGAACTACTGGAGGCGTAAGCTCTTCAAGTGGTAGTGGATTAGGAGGCATGGGTAGTGGCGCAGCGGGAGTCGCCGCCACAGCAGCCGCTACTGGTGGCGTAGGTGGAGGCGGTGGAGGAAGCGGTGGTGGTGGTTGCTGCTTCATCATGCTTGAAGCTCGCTATGGCGATGGCACTATGGATGCTGTTGTTCGCAGATACCGCGATGAGAAGATCACCGACCACAACAAGCGTGGCTATTACAAGTTGGCTGAAGTCTTTGTGCCACTGATGCGCCAATCCAAACTATTCAAATTCATGGTTGCTAAGACCTTTTCCGATCCTCTTGTCTCTTACGGCAAGTGGCACTATGGGCAAAATAAGCATGGTTGGATATTCAAGCCAGTTGAGAAATTTTGGATGCAAGTTTTCAATGTGTTGGGAAGCGACACAAAGTTCATTCGTGAAAACGGCGAAACGATTTAAGGGGTAAATCATGAGCAAAGACAGCGGCGGCAGCCAAACAGCAACCACCAGCATTGATCCACAGATCAAGGCTGCGTATCTACAAAACTTGGAGCAGGCAAAAAGCGTTGCTGGCGCATTGCCAGTTCAGCAGTTTGCAGGCTTCAATCCTCTGTATCAGCAGGGTGAAGAGCAACTTGTCAATCTTGGACTCAAGCCATTCACTGGTGCTGACATTCAGCAGTTCATGAATCCTTATGAGCAGCAAGTCATCCAAGGCACATTGGGCGACATTGAGCAGGCACGCCAAATGGCTGCACTGCAAACTGCAAATCAGGCGACAGCGGCCAAAGCGTTTGGCGGTTCTCGCTACGGCGTCCAGCAATCACTGACAGATCAGGCGGCATTGCAGCAGGCAGCGAAGACAGCGGCGCAGATGCGTCAGGCTGGCTATGGTGCAGCCACACAGACTGCTTTGAATGCTCGCAACTTAGGATTGACTGGAGCGCAGGCCGTCATGGGTGCTGGCGGTGCTCGCCAACAGTTGGAGCAAGCAAGGCTTGATGCAGCTCGCAATATCGGTTTGCAAAGACTTGGCGTTGTCCAAAGTGCATTGAGTGGTCAGCCTGCCAATGTTGGCGGTACAACAAGCCAGCCAACATATCGCAATCAAGCTGTTGGCGCTTTAGGTGGCGCTTTGGCTGGAGCACAATTAGGTTCAATTGTTCCTGGTATTGGTACAGGCATAGGCGCAGGCATTGGTGGTCTGATTGGATTACTCTGAGGTAAAAAATGGCTACATTCTTAGATCAATTTAACGCAATTGGCGGTGCTGACTATGGCTCAAACTTGCAGCCATCACCAGCAGGCTCACCAATGGACTTTAGCGGTTTACTCTTTGGCGGCATGGATGGTGGCCTGAATGACTATCTGACAGATGCACAGCGCCAAGCAATGCAACGCCAAGCGATGCTTTCAGCGGCGGCTGCATTGCTTAAATCAAGCGGCAGAAGCACCACACCAGTTTCCATTGGTCAAGCACTTGGACAAGGCTTAGAGGCTGGCGCAGCAGGATATCAGCAGGCGCAGCAGGGTGCTATTGCTCAGTTGCTGACAAAGCAGAAGTTGGATGAGTACAAGCGCCAAATGGCTGTACAGGATCAGTTAAGCAAACTATTTATGGGTCAAGAGCCAACTGCTGGCGCTCAAATGACACCAGAGCAAGCTATTTCAGCGCCAGTAACAGATCAATTGCCTGCTGGACCTACTATTTCACGTGCTGCCATGATTGGTCAGCCTACAGAAGCTCCAGCTCTTTCTCAAGAAGATCTGCAATACAACAAATATATGCAAGCTGCAAGATTATTTGCAGCGGTAGACCCTGCAAAGTCAAAAGCCTATATGGATCAGGCTTTATTGATTAAGCCAAAAACAGAAGTGGTTGGAGAACCATACCGCACTGCCGATGGCAAGACTTATCAACGTACAAAGACTGGAGGCAGAATTGAAGTTCCTGCTGCTGAAGCTCCAGCAATTGAGCCAATTGGAGAAATGAAAGAAGTCACAGACGCATCAGGTAAGCCTGTATTAGTTCAGCGATATAAGGATGGATCAATCAAGACTGTTGAGGGTTTTGGCGTACCGCGTGAGTTGGTGCAAGTCAATCTTGGCGGAAAAATTCAATTTGTTGACAAAAATAATATTCCAGCCAATGCTACCTATTTGACAGGGATGTCTCCAGGCGAAGAAGCAAGACTCAAAATTGAGAAAGCCAATCTTGGTATTGCATTGAAGCGTTTGAATCTCAGCCAAGCAGAATTTGAGCGTGGTAAGTATGACAGAGTTGAAACTGCTGATGGTTTTGCTTATGTGCCTAAAGTGCCTGGTATGCCCATCATTCCTATCACTGGTGCTACTGGTGAACAATTGACAGGAAAAGGTAATGTCACTGAAGATCAAGCAAAAGCTGCTGGATTTGCTCTGCGTATGAATCAAGCTACTCAGTTATTCAATAACCCTGTCATTGATCCAAATACTCAACAGCCATTAGTTATGAATGGGAAACAAGTAACTCTTGAGCAGGCATTTGGAACACCAAGCAGAACACAATCAATTTTGCGTAATATCCCATCTGCTGGTGTTACTACTGGCATCGCCAATGTATTTGAGGGTGCTGGCCGTCAGCAATATCGCCAAGCTCAAGAAAATTGGGTTACAGCTAATTTGCGTGCTGAATCAGGTGCTGCAATTGGTGTTGATGAGATGGAAAAAGAAATTCAAAAGTATTTTCCACAAACCAACGACAAGCCACAAACCATTTCACAAAAAGCGCAAGCGCGTAAAGCTGCTGAGTTGGCAATGGAAGTGCGTGGAGGTCCTGCACTCAAAGCTATTAAAAAGTCTCAGCAACAAGTACAACCAAGTGGCGGTGGATTAACATGGAATCCAGCAACACAACAATTTCAATGAGGTAAAAAATGCCGCAAGTAGTCAACGTATTAGGTTATGGACCAATCACATTTCCTGATGGAATGTCAAAGGATGAGATTGCGGCTGCTCTGAGGAAGTTACCACCTCCAACGCAAGCAGCTCCTATTGCACCAGTTGCACCAAAAACAGTTGGTGAACAGATCATGTCATCACCAGTTGGTGGTGCTTTGCGTGGTCTACGCGATGTTGCAGAGGGTACTGTGCAATTAGCAGGAAGAGGTTTGGAGCAGTTGCCAGGCGTTGGACCACTCTTTGCGCCTGCACGCCGTCAGTTTGAGCAAAGCATGACCGCTGGAGAGCAGGCATATCGTCAGTCTCGCGCTGGTCAATTTATGCCAGAAGAGCTTGATGTTGGCCGTATGACAGGCAATGTTGCAGGCACATTGTTGCCAAGCACTGCCGCCGTCAGAGCATTGAAATTAGCACAAGCACCAATTAAGGCTGGCGCTGTTGGTGGGGCTGTTAGTGGTGCTATGCAACCTGTACAGACTGGCGCAACACCACAAACGCTGTCAGGATTGGTAACTGGTCAGCAACCTGTAGAAATGGGTGCTGGTGACTATTTCACCCAAAAAGCTGAACAGATAGGACTTGGTGGCGTACTTGGTGCTGGTGGTGGATACCTATCTGACAAGATTTTAAATATCTTGCTTGGTAGAGGACCGACTATCACGCAACCCGCAGGCACAACAACAGCACAAGCTCAAACCGCAGCGACAGTGACGCCAACAGCTACTGTGACTGGTGGACAAATTACTCCTGGTGCTGTTGGTGCAGATGTATCAGCAGGATTAACTGAGGCACAAAAAGCCATCTTAGATCGCGGTAAAGCAATGGGCTTCAAGACAACTCCAGGGCAAGAGACTGGCAGCCGTTCACTCCAACAGATGGAAGCTAGATTGGAATCAAATCCAATGACATCAGGCGCATTCAATACTATCAAGGCTACCAATCAAAGCGTACTTAACAGAGCCGCAGCTCAAGCCATTGGCGTTGACGCAGCCGAACTAAGCAACCCTGTATTGGCGCAGGCACAGCGTCAGATCAGTGGTGTGTATAACAAGGTTGCAAGCCCCAATGTGCAAAAGTTGGATCAGATGTATGTGATGAATGGCATTGATCTGATTGATTCAGCAGCAGAGGGTCTAACGACTCAGCCACTGAAGACTAATATTTTTGTGAAGCAGTTACAAGAATTTGCTAATAAAGGTGAAGCTACTGGCAACCAATTGACAACTCTGTCATCAAAGATTGGCAAGCGTGCCAAAAATGAAATGACAACAGCTAATGGTGATCGTGAGCTTGGTCAGGCTTTGTTCCAAATCAAGGAGATCGTTGACGATCAATTGGCGGCTGGATTGTCAGCAGCGGATCAGGCTGCATTCCAAGCAGCGCGTGCCAATTATCGCAATCTGATGACGCTGAGATCGAATCCTGGCGTTGTCAATCCATCATCTGGAAATGTTTCAGGTTTGAACTTGGCATCAGCCTTGACTCGCAAAGACCCTCGCGGATTCATGGAGGGAAGCAACACCACGCCAATGTATGAGGCTGCACGCTTTGCACAGGCATTCAGACCAATTGTTGGTGACTCAGGAACAGCGACACGCACAATGGAGTACACGCCATTGAATATGTTGTTGTCGATGCCTACCAATATTGCCGCCAGTGCATATACATCCGCACCAGCTACAGCCGTTGCTCGCCGTATGCAATCAGGATTGTTGCCTGCTGGTACTGTTGATGTAGCTACAGAAGAACTATTGCGGCGCACTCTTCCATTGACAGCAGGCGCAGGAATGACTGCAGGATTGTTAGGACAATAAAGTCAATTCGCTGGTGTGTTACTTCCATAAAAAGCAGCCACCAGCGGGTCACGCTTAATCTTCCACTTCTTTGCTCTTTCCTTTGCCATGCGAAAAGCATGATCGTCCAAGGACTCCTTGGCTCGCCAGCGTTTGAGCCTCTCTTGCGCCGTCATAGGTTTAGGCTTGACGGCATCAGAGCCTATCCCATGCCGGTACACGGCCACCAGCACATTGCCTGATCTGCGCCACTCTTGGATGTGGACAACGCCTTGCACTCGCAGCTTGTTGATCAGTATCTGAGCTGATCTTTCAGTGCAAAAAACCTTGGCGGCAACCTCTGGCGCGGTGCATCCAACGCGCTGGAGCAGATTGATGATGCGTGGCAGCCGAACAGATTTCATTCAAATATTGTAAATGACTATGTAGTCAAGCGTCAATATTCTTCTTTTTGTCATCTTTTTATGTGTTAATCCACTACATGAAGAATGTGCCAGATGTTAATCAGGCGAAAGAGTTTCACAGCTACCTAATGAAGTGGCAGGAAATATTATCTTTGGGCGATTGGCGCATAGAGAGAGTCAACAAGATCGCCAAGGATGCAATGGCGTCAGTTGAGTTTGATCCACCAGCAAGGCTTGCGAGCTACAGGCTTGGGTCATTTGGAGGTGAAGAGATAAACAGCGCCAGTCTTGAGATGACGGCGCTGCATGAGTGTTTGCATATCCTTTTACACGACCTTGTTGAGACAACGGCAGACAGGAATTCGACAGAAGAACAGCGAGAAATGGCCGAACACAGGGTTATCAATTTGCTTGAAAAACTTCTACTGAAAGAAAATCATGGGCGGTAAAGCAGTTTATAGCGATCAAGAATTCATCGAACTTTGGAATACTTACGAGTCAGGCAAGGCAATGGCAAAAGCCATAGGCATGGACTTGCGTAATATTCTGAGGCGCAAAAGCAATTTAGAAGCTAAGTATGGGCAGCAACTCAAATCAAAAAACAATAAAGCTCAGACAATTACAAACAATTCAGCAAGAAAAGAATTGGGGATTGAGAATGGCGTTGTTCTTGTTTTTAGCGATGCTCACTTTTGGCCTGGCATCCACACGACAGCGTACAAAGGACTTCTTTGGGCAATTAAAGAGTTTCAGCCAAAGGCCGTTATTGCCAATGGAGATATTTTCGACGGGGCAAGCGTGTCACGATTCGACAGGCACGGCTACGATTCGACGCCATCCGTAGTTCAAGAACTAAAAGCCTGTGAAATAGCGATGGGTGAGATCGAGGATACTGCCAAGAAAGCACGACACAATGTCAAGCTGGTATGGACATTGGGAAACCATGACGCACGCTTTGAGAACAGACTCGCTGCTAACGCGCCTCAATATGAATTTGTCAAAGGGTTTTCGTTGAAAGACCATTTTCCAACATGGGAGCCATGCTGGAGCTGCTGGCCGACAGATGATGTGGTGGTAAAGCATAGATGGAAGGGGGGAGTCCATGCCACCCACGCGAATGCCTCGGCGAGCGGGAAAACGATGGTCACGGGTCATTTGCACAGCCTCAAGGTAACTCCCTACGCCGACTACAACGGCAACCGATTTGGCGTTGATACAGGCACTCTGGCAGAGACTAATGGACCTCAATTCATGAACTATCTAGAAGACTCGCCAACCAACTGGCGGTCAGGCTTTGCGGTACTTACGTTTCATGAGGGCAAGTTGCTATGGCCTGAGTTGGTACACAAGTGGGATGATGGCAAGGTTGAGTTTCGCGGGAAAGTTTACGATGTCTAGCTGGCTAATTGCGCTTGTTGGACTTATATATCTAGGAATTGGCATAGATCAGATAAATAAAGGCCAATTTTGGATGGGCTTTACATTCATAGGATATTCGTTTAGCAATGTCGGCCTGTACATGATGGCTAAATAAAAAAGGGGGTTATTAGCCCCCTTACCTATCACTCAATGCGTTCCCACACTGTCCCGTCTTCAGCGTAGTACCAGTCACCGATTTCGTACTCTTCATCTTCTTCAACTTCTTCAATTTCGTAGTCTTCAACTTCTTCATCGCACTGGTTGAATTCGTATTCCTCTGTTACGTCATAGTCAACGCACCATCCATGGTCTTTTTGGAATTCGATAAATTCTTGGATGATTGCGATCTTGTCAAAGTCATTTGTTTCAATGGTCACTTTTTCAGTTGATGACCAGTCATACTCGCCAAATTCAATTTCAATTTTGTACATATTAAAAGCTCCTTTAATGGCACGATTGCCAATTAAAATCCTATCGCCAAATTGTGACAAGTGCAATTACGAATTTTGCTTGCTAGGCTTGGCGTGAGAGCAAACAGTCACTTGCTGCTTAGACTCAAGCCCTATCTTGGCCTGCGCTGCCATGCCCCATGCTCTGCCTTGCGCCAGCATCTTGAGTTCTTTATCTCTGGTCCAGATCGATGGTGTGCCGTCACGCCAGTCGAATGCGTTCTTCTTATCATTCATTTGTTATTCACCTTAATCTCTTTCTGAATGCCTGCGCTCAATTGCAGGAACATCCGCATCCATTTAACACCGCCAAGCCTTACATACTCGGCGTACTCTGATTGGGTAAGGCGCAGCGTGATGGCGCGTCCCAGCTCTATCTTCTCTTTCATCATTCAACCTCAAAATTTAAAAGTACCCACACAAAGCAAAACAGCGTGATGATCATCACTGCCATGCCGAACAATGCCATCAAGAAAAAGATTATTGCGGTTTGCATGGCTTGGCCTCACTTGGTGGTGTCCAGCCAAAGCGCCTCCATGTGGCTTGCACATCAACAGGCTTGGGGGGTGGTGGTGTAGGTATTGGATTCATTTTTGCACCGCCAGTAGTTCCATCTCGGCGTCTTTGAGGCGGTCTTGGATGCACTTCATTTCGTAGTCAAGCTGATCGATTTGGCGCTGCATACGATCTCGGGTAAATCTCTCAGCGTGCGCCCATCCAATGACAGCGCCACAGTGGACTGCCTTATTGATGAGCTGCAGGATCTCGGCGCGAGTCATCACGCCAATGGCAGTCTCTTTGGGGGGTGAGAGGCGCAGTACCTCGGCGTCTATTTCGTCTTGCATCTTTTTAGACATGGATCTCTCCTTGGGGTTGATGAGGGGTTGACCAGGCTTGCACAAGCAGGGTTGCGTTGTAGGGAATAGGCGTCACAGTTGACACAAACAGACCTTTGCCGCGCTGCTTGCGACCCCATGCGTCTACGGCATTGGCATTCTTGAGATCACCGCGTTTGACGGCAGCGTACACCTTGGCACGCTCAAAGCCGCCATCCTCCAGCTCGGCCATGCTGCGCGGTTCTTGGCAGAAGTCTTGGAGATCGGTCAAGATGACCACCATGCGGCCAGTAACAGGGCAAAGCCAACGCCAATAGCGATGGCGGCAAGGAAGTCAAGGGCAGAATCAGCGCGGCGATCTAAGCGCCTTGCTTGCTCAATGTAGGGGTGCTGGGTGTGGTTCATTTCAAAGTCTCCTTTAAGGTGGAGGCCGAAGCCCCCTGGTTGTTGATTACCCTGCTGCTTTCTCTGCAAAAATACGCTTTAACTCTATACCTTGATCCACATAAGCGTCAGAGCCGTAAGCTGGATCGACTTCTTCCCAAAGATCGGCATCCAACTTAGCGCCAGCGGCTAATGCGGCGTTAACGCGAGCTGCCAAACGATCTGCTTTGGCTGATGCCTCTTCACGCAAATCAGGAAAACAAGCATCGCCAGTCTCTTCACAAACGACTTGCTTAGTGCCATTAAAAATGGCGTTATGACGAAAGCGGCGACCAGCTGCATCTTCCATCAAAACATAAAAGCACTCAGCGATGAATGGATGACCATCGCAAGCATAACCAGCGTTGAAAAGATCGGATGCGGCGTAAGCGGTAAAAGTTGCGTTCATTTGTTTTTCCTAAAAGTGAAGTAATTGAGGACTTAAATATATCACGCTTGACGAAATCATCAACAACTATTTATTAGACCTTACAAACTAGTCAACTATTACTGCTGTAAAATCAGCATCGGCGGTTTTACTGCCAGTTGCCTTTGGGGGGTCAGCGTGAGTTGATCCCCTTTTTTTATCTTAAACTTGACCATCTCCACAAAACATGGTTAACATTCTCCACATGAAAACGATTTCACAAGAAGCACTCCACGCCATACGGCACAAAGTCGAATGCGCTGGCTACAAGATGTCTGATGTCTGCCGCGTTGCAGAGATCGATCAGGCGCAGGTATCCCGCTGGATATCGGGGACCACAGAGCCACTATACGGCAGCGTGATGCGCTTGGATCAGGCTGCTGACGCTTTGGTATCAGCTCGCCTCACAGTCCTCAACAAAGCCATGGAGGACGCCGTCAAATGATGACCACCAACTTTAAACCGCGCCGCATCATTGGCATTGACGTAGGGCTGAATGGCGCAATTGCCATGATGCAGGGCGAGACTCTTACCGGCATTTTCGATATGCCCACAGTCACTTTAAATCGCAATGGCGCAGCCAAGCGCCAAATCAGCATTCCTGAGTTAATTTACATACTCGACAACTTCAAACCCGATGAGGCGTACATCGAAAAGGTGTTTGCAATGGCAGGCCAGGGCGTCACCAGCGTTTTTTCATTTGGGCGCAGCCTTGGTGCGATTGAGGGTGTGATCGCCGCGAGATCCATCAAGTCCACTCTGATCACGCCACAGACATGGCAAAAGGCGATGGGCGTGACTGGTGGCAAGGATGGCGCAAGGGCGCGTGCAATGGAGCTGTTTCCTTGGAATGTAGATTACTTCAAACGCAAGAAAGATGATGGCCGAGCAGATGCGGCGCTGATTGCCTGTTGGGGACTTAGACATGGTTGATCCATTCAAGATCACCGAGCCAACCTGTATCAGCTTTAGCGGTGGGCGCACCAGCGCCTATATGCTTTGGCGTGTAATTCAAAGCGGGGGGGGCAACTTCCATGCCAAGCCGTTGTCTGTTTTGCCAATACTGGCAAGGAAGATGAGGCTACTTTGAGATTCGTACAAGCCTGCTCTGATAACTGGAATGTTGAGATTCATTGGATTGAATATCGAAATAACGATATAGGTTTTGCCAAAGTTGACTTTGAAACTGCTTCTCGAAATGGCGAACCCTTTGAGGAGCTTATAAATAAAGTGCAATTCTTGCCAAACTCAGCCATGAGAATATGTACTACCCATTTAAAGATTAGACCTTTTCGCAAATATTTGGACAGCATTGGAGTGCATCGTCCAGTGCAATTTGTTGGCATCAGAGCAGATGAAATGCGTAGAGTTGTAAAAATTAGAGCAAATCCAGAAGCAGAAGGGATGGAAAGATATTTGCCTCTTGCCTCTGCTGGCGTTGATGTACACGCAATTAATGAGTTTTGGAATAAGCAAGATTTCAACTTAAACCTGACAACCTTTAATGGAAAAACTTTGGCGGGTAATTGTGATTTATGTTTTTTAAAGCCAGCATCGCAAATACTTAGCCTTATTAAAGAAAAGCCTGAACGTGCAACTTGGTGGGCAAAAATGGAAAGTTTAGATTTGGAGAAAAGTGTCAACGGCAACAAACAATTTTCAAAAGATCGTCCATCCTATGCACAGATGCTTAAATTTTCAAAGGAACAACTTGATATGTTTGACCCCAATGAAGAAGCAATCTCATGCTTCTGCGGAGACTAATGATGGATGACCAAGAGCGCCAAACAATGCGTGAACACATCATCTACTTGGCAAATCAGTTGGAGATCTCGCGCAAAGCAAATCAGCAGCAGATTGTCTTTATCAAGCGCCTGCTCGACCCCGAAGACCTTGGACACGCCGTCAACAACGAAACCCGACAGATCGCGTACACGCTACTAATCAACAGCTCACACCTAGAAAGAGACTCATGGCAACATCAAGACAACCCCTAAAACTCAGGCCGTCATCCGCATCACGTTGGATCGCCTGCCCTGCCAGCGCAAGACTGTCAACGCTTGTGCCTTACCAAGAAAGTGGCGAAGCAGCCAAGATCGGTACTGCCATTCACGCGCTGGCCGAGACTTGCTTTCAGCTTGACACCGACCCCATGAAGTTTGTCGGCCAAGTGGTAGAGGGCATCACCATGACTGAAGAGAATTGCTCCTTTGCCTTGGAGCATTTGCAGGCGATCTGGGCGATTCAAGATGAGCTTGGTCACGTTAAGGTGGAGCAGCTCTTCAAGCTCTACCAAACGCCACAGTTCTCGCTACAAGGCACTGCTGACGTTGTTGGCAGATCTGTGGAGAAGCTAATCATTGCTGACCTTAAAACAGGCCGTGGCTATGTGGATGCTGACTCCGAACAGATGAAGATCTACGCGCTTGGTGCGTTGATGGACAACAACCACAAGCCAAGAGAAGTCGAACTACAAATAATCCAGCCGCATCATGGTGAGAAGCGCATTCACCGCATGAGCGTGGACGAGCTGGGCGTGTGGGAGACAGAGGTGCTGCTGCCGGCCATCAATGACGCTGTGAGCGATGCACCGCGCTACAACCCATCAGAGTCAGCCTGCCAGTGGTGTCCAGCAAAGCACATTTGCTCTGCACAAAAAGAGCAGTTCGACATTGTGGCGGCGCAACCCGACATCACCATCATGTCCAAAGATGAGATCAAAGAGGTGATGCTGTCTCTTACGCCGGCACAGATAAGCGCCATCCTTGATCGCGCACCCATGGTGGAAAAGTTTATTGAGGCAGTCAAAGAATACGCCACCAAGCAGATGCAGGATGGCGCAGTGCTACCAGGCTGGCAGCTACAACCCAAACGCGCCTCGCGCAAATGGATTGATTCGACAACAGCGCGTCAGGCTCTTACTGACGCAGGACTTACAGACTCTCAGATATTTGAGACTGAACTAATTTCTCCTACGGCGGCAGAGAAACTGCTGCCAAAGGAACAAAGAGTTATCTTGGACGAATTAACGGCCAAGGTATCGAGTGGCTTAACGCTTGCGAGAGATCGTGGCTTAAGTCAATAATGTCATCCCTTAACTCAAGAAAGCGAAACGCAAAATGCTAAATCTATCCTCTGGTGGCGGTAATGGGAACTACATCCGCTTTTCACCCCAAGCAAATGCTTGGACAAACAACCTTGGCGCTGAGATCCAGCTCAAGAAAATCGTGTTTGACATCGATGCGGTGCAAACAGGCTGGCTCCAACTTGGTGTCGGCATACGCGACTGGCAACCCGACTCAGAGTTGGGACGCAAAGGCGCACAGCCTACACCTGACCATAAGCGCGGCTTTATCGTCACGTTCTACAACAAGGAAATTGGGACTTGTGAGTGGTCATCAAGTGGCGTTGGTCCAAACATGGGACTGGAAAAGATGTACACCGACTGCGCCGCACAGCGTGCCGCCAATGCAGGCAAGTTGCCTGTGCTGGAGTACACCGGCAGCAAGTTGGAGAAGATCGGCAAAGGCACAACGCGCATCCCCAACTTCACCATTGTGAGTTGGATTGACAAGCCTGCTGGCATGGGTCAGAGCGATGAGGAGTACACCGCGCAAGTGGCTGCGCCTCCGGCGCCAGCTCCAAAGCCTGTTGCTGCACTAAAGCCAGTGCCTACTAAGTCAGCGATGGCGCAGGCCGTAGAAGATGACGAAATGTTTTAACTGATAGTGTGTACGCGCCGAGGTGTAACAGCCTCGGCTTTTTTTTCCTCTAAAAAATGGCAGCATATAAATGCAAGCAGAACAAATAGCCAAGAGCTTGGGCAACGCGAAAAGAGCCAACGGCCAATGGGTAGCGTCATGCCCAGTACCAAGTCACGGCAAAGGCAACGGCGACAAGAATCCAAGTCTCAGCGTACACATTGATGATGAGGGCAAGCCACTATTTCACTGTCATGGTGGCTGCACACAAGAATCAGTATTCCAAACCATCAGGGATATGCAGCTCTTACCCGAATTAGAAGAGCGCCCAGATCCACTCGCCAACATCAAGCCTCTACCCAAAGTCGAGTTCCAGCAGGAGTGGCAGTACCAGGACGAGGACCGCGTCACTGTATTCGTCAAGCACCGGCTGCGCGTAGGCGAGACAGGCAAAACCTATCGTCTATACAAAGTAGATACAGACGGAAAACGCTACCCGACATTGGGTGATGCACGCATAGTCCCATACAAGTTACCCGAATTGCTGGACGCAAAGACAGCGGGAAGAATAATCTATTTGGCCGAGGGCGAAAAGGCGGTGGACGCGCTGATGTCACTCGGCGTGGTGGCGACCACCGCGCACAGTGGCGCCGGCCATTGGCCCGAGGCCATCACCGAATATTTCGCTGGCGCGAATGTGGTGATCCTGCCAGACAACGATCTGAGTGGCTGGAGCTACGCACGCAAGGCAGCAGAGGCCATCCTGCCCATCGCCAAGGCACTCAAGGTAGTTGACCTCAGACTGCAGGAGCAAGGCGATGACGCATACGAGTTCATTGAGGCAGGCGGCGGACGCGCAGAGCTGGCGGCGTTGGTCAAGGCGGCGCCAAAGGTCAACAACGTGGATGATGTAACGATACCCGAAAGACTTCAGGCGATTCAGCCGAATGCGCCAATTGATGTGCCGCCACCACAAGCAGAGGACATCGCCAAAGAGTTCGCGCCTGATCCATTAAAAGAAGCACCAAAGCCAACCAAGACCATCAAGATTGAATCTTGGGACACCATACAAGATGAACCAGTCGAGTGGCTGATTGATGGTGTCATCCCCAAAGGGTCATTCACGGCGTTGTATGGACCGCCAGGCTCATTCAAGTCATTCATAGCCTTGGACATTGCCGAGGCCATAGCGACAGGGCGTACATGGATGGGTAGGCCAGTCAAGCAGACAGGCGCGGTGCTGTACTTGGCCGGCGAGGGCTTTGGCGGTATTGGAGCCAGGATCAAAGCCTGCAAGTTGCATCACCAAACACAGGACGGCGCACCGATCTACATAGTCAGACACCAGCTCAACCTTAGATCCAGCGCCGAGGACTTCAACGCCTTAATGATGGCCGTGGTGACGCTGGTGGAGCAGACAGGCATGGAATTCAGCCTCGCCATTGTGGATACGCTCGCCAGAGCATTTGGCGGCGGTAACGAGAACAGCTCAGAAGACATGGGTGCATTCATCACGGCCATGGGTAAGGTGCAGGAATTCCTCAACTGCGCCTTGATGGTGCTGCACCATAGCGGAAAGGATGCCGCTAAAGGACTGCGCGGCCATTCATCACTCCTTGGCGCCGTAGATACAGAGCTGGAGCTGCTGCGCTTTGACGAGCAGATGAAAGGCGTACTCACCATCAGCAAGCAAAAGGACGGCGCAGACAACGAGCGATTTGGCTTTGAGATGGTGGAGGTAGAAATCAGGCCAGCGGGACTCGGACTGAGCGATCCAGTGGTCAGCCTGGCGGTAAAAGCCAGCGATTCAGCCGTCAATGAGATGTCAAAGAAGACCAAAAACAACGCTGGAAAGGGTAGAAACCAGTCCATCGAGATGATGAGCCTTGAAACTGTTGTGAAATCAAAAGGAATACTAAGGTTCATTGAGGGGCAGCAGCGTATGGCCGTCAATTTGACTGATTGGAAAGCCGAATTCAGATCCAAAAAGGGCATCACCGATGACTCAACCGACAACCAAAAAAAGGCTTTTGACAAGGCATGGGAGCGTGCTCAGAAGAGGTTGCAAGAGTCTGGAGAGATCGGAATTAGGGACAAATCAGCATGGTTGATGCCTTTTTTAAACAGTCAAGATTAGTTCTGATGCCGTGTTTATATACAGAAATAATGCGACAAATGGCGACTTTGTCGCACTTTGTCTTTGTCGAATGCGACAAGACAAACCGAGAGTCTAGGACTCGGAGGTTTGTCGCTTATCGATGTCGGCAATGTCGTGTCACTTAAAAGGAAATTAGAAATGGCAACAAAGAGAAACCAAAACAAGCATCCAGTGGTGGAGCAGCCAAGTCCAAAGGCAGATCCTTGGACGATTCATGTGCAATCGAAACTGGTGGAGTTGGAGTCGGTAAAGGCTGCCAGCGATAGGAAATGGGGAGAAAACCGACTGAATACTTTGGTAAGCAGTGAGCTGAGAGAGAAATTTTGGATTCAAAACAGCAGATTGCATCAAGCGATGGAGGCCAAAGATCGAGCGAAGTTCGATTCCAGCGTGGCGGGAATGATCAGGGCGTATGGCGTACTGGATCAGTGGGCAACCGAAGAGGGAATAGATCCAGCGTCAACCATTCCTCGGATTGAATGGGAGATGCAGAATGGTCAGACCATGGTGATTGTTAGAACAGTCAATGAGGCAGTGGCGATTCAGACTCAGCGTCAGGACTTATCAAATCACCACATTTGGTCAATGCAGGAGCTAGAAGCATTGCTGGCTGATCCTCGGATGCAAGAAGTCATCAAGATCAAAGCGCTTGTGCCAACAGCACAGCTCACCAGCTTCAAGCCAACATCAAAGTTCAAGCCTGGCGGGGCAACAGGCTTTGATGACTTTGAAAACGATCTGACATTCAGCGACAATGACACCATGGAATACAAGTTCAATTCCGCACAGGCAGAAAGGTTCAAGAATGGCTCAATTTAAGCTCATGGCAGCATTCATCCGCGAAAAGGTACTGGACATCGTCCAGCGCGTTAAAAACGCTTTAAAGAGGGGTTGAGCGATGCCAGGCAATCCAAAGCGTAGGAAAGACATTGCATTCCTCAACGATATGCCTGAAGAGATGATCTTCAGCATGGTTGAAAGCGGCAAAAGCATTGCCGACATATGCGTGAGCTTGGGCATCAGCAAGCGTGCGCTAGACGATTGGATTGAGGAAAACGATCACGGTGCTATGATTACGCGCGCGCGTGTGCGTGCCGCCGATCTGATGGCTTGTGACACGATCAAGATAGCGGATGACATGGATGTCGACCATCCGCAGCGCGATGTTCAGCGCATCCGCACTCGCCAATGGCTGGCCGAGCGATGGGATCAGAAGACTTATGGCTTACAAAAGGCGCAGCAGATCAACATCAACGTGCAGGACCTACGCATGGCCGCGTTGCGCCATGTCGAGGTGATCGATGACTTATCCACAGAAAAAGGCGCATGATGCACACATTGCCCTGTGGACAACTGCAAACTGCCTGCGGATTAAGCAAAATCGCTGTAGTTATCCACAATAAAGTTAACATAATGAACATCGTGTTAAACCGATTATGTAAGGTTCATGTAAGAAAGTATATAGATCAATGACTTACCGATGCATCGACCTGTGGATAACTTTGCAGCCGTTTACTGGCAGCAAGCGGGTGGCCGTGGCTGGCGCGGCGGCTGCGACCCCCCCCTTGCTCGCGGCGGCGGGGGCGGCTGATGCAGCACCTAAACACATATCGCCACACGCATGACGACCCCCACCCCCCTACCCCCCACTGCGACAAAGCCTGTCCCGAAAAAAAATTCCAATGATTTGGTGGTGAATAACCCATTTGTCGAATTCGTCAAGCTCTACAAGAATAACCCTGTCCTGTTTGTCAAGGAGGTGCTGAACACTGAGCCTGATGCGTGGCAAGTGGAGTTCCTCAATCACATCGCCGCTGGAAATCGCCGCATAAGCGTACGTTCAGGCCACGGCGTAGGTAAGTCCACGGCGTCAGCCTGGGCGATGATTTGGTATCTATTCCTGCGCTTCCCTGTCAAGGTGGTGGTGACTGCACCGACATCCAGCCAGCTATACGATGCATTATTTGCGGAGGTTAAGCGTTGGGTTAAGGTGCTGCCCCCTATGCTGGCTGACCAGTTGGAGGTGAAGCAGGATCGCATCGAGGTGAAAGACGCCAACGAGGAGGCGTTCATCTCAGCGCGTACATCGAGAGCAGAGCAGCCAGAGGCGCTCCAAGGCGTCCACAGCGACAACGTGATGCTGGTGGCTGACGAGGCGTCAGGCGTGCCTGAAAAGGTGTTTGAGGCGGCATCAGGATCAATGTCGGGGCATAACGCCGTCACGCTACTGCTAGGAAACCCTGTGCGTTCCAGTGGTTTCTTCTACGACACCCATAATCGATTGGCGGGTGACTGGGTCACCATGCGCGTGTCCTGCGCCGACTCGCCCCGAGTGTCTGAGGCTTACATTGAAGAGATGAAAGCGCGGTACGGCGAGGAGTCAAACGCCTACCGCATCCGCGTATTGGGTGAGTTTCCGAGAAGTGATGAAGATACTGTGATCCCCATGGAGTTACTGGACTTGGCGATGAATCGGGATGTTGAGGCGAGTCCTTATGCGCCTTTGGTGTGGGGATTGGACGTTGCGCGGTTTGGCTCAGATCGGTCTGCGCTGTGCAAGAGGCGTGGTAACGCGGTGATTGAGCCTATCAAGACTTGGAAAAACTTGGACCTGATGCAGTTGACTGGTGCGGTGGTGGCTGAGTTTGAGGCGTTGGCGCCGAGCGACAGGCCAGAGGAGATACTGGTTGACTCCATTGGATTGGGGGCTGGCGTGGTGGATCGGTTGAAAGAGCTAAATCTTCCAGCTCGCGGCATCAATGTCTCTGAGTCCCCTGCCATGGGCGGTACTTACAGGAATCTAAAGGCCGAGCTTTGGTACAAGGCCAAGGCGTGGCTGGAGCAGCGCGACTGTAAATTGCCCAAAGATGAGCTGCTGGTGGCTGAATTGGCGACTGTCAGGTATATGTTTACATCCAACGGCAAGATTCAGATCGAGAGCAAAGATGACATCAAAAAGCGTGGATTGGCGAGTCCTGACAAGGCTGATGCGTTTTGCTTGACTTTTGCATCTGATGCGGTAATTGGCATGATGGGTTCAAAGTCAAGTGCCAAATGGAATCAGCCGTTGAAAAGAAACCTCTCAAGGGTTGCATAATTCGATAATTCTTTAAAGGAGTAACTGCGATGATGAAGAAAACCAAGATAGAGAAAAAGATTTCTAAGGTCTACAACGAGTTCAAAGCTGGCAAGCTGCACTCAGGCAAAGGTGGTCCTATCGTTAAGAGCAAGGCGCAGGGTTTGGCTATTGCTTTGAGTGCTGCTGGCGTCAAACCTAAAAAGGCGATGAAATAATGGCTACTATGCAACGCACCATGGATCAAGCCATGGATCAAAAGCCTGGTTATCAGGATGGCGGCGCAAGCTGCCCTGCACCTACTCAGGACATCACGCTCAATCTGAAGAATCGCGCCAAGGCGATCACTTCAGCGGCCTATGGTCCTGAGAATCCCGCATTGCCCAATACTCAATTTTGGTCAAAGAAAGCTGACCAGTGGGATGTGACAGTGGATGACGCCAAGCAAAGCCGATGCGGTAACTGTGCCGCATTCAATGTGTCCGACAAGTTGAAGCAGTGCATTGCTGATGGCATTGGCAATGATGCTGACCCATGGGGGACTATCAAGCTGGCCGACTTGGGTTACTGCGAGATATTCGATTTCAAGTGCGCCGCCAGCCGTACTTGCGATGCATGGGTGGTTGGTGGACCTAACACTGGTGACGGCGAGAATGGAGGAATGGATGCGGAAACGTCAGATCATGAGCCTGAATCCTTACTCACAATCAAGATTGGGGGACACAATGGCGACTAAACCAGGGCTTTATGCCAACATCAATGCAAAACAGGCTCGGATAGCCAAAGGCAGCGGCGAGAAGATGAACAAGGTTGGCTCCAAGGCCGCGCCGTCTGCTGCTGACTTCAAGTTGGCTGCAAAGACTGCCAAGAAGCCAAAGCCAAAGAAGTGATCTCACCGATTTGCATCAGCACAGTACATGGCAAAGTTTTGCGGGTGATGCTCACAAGCATTGCCGAGTATTGTCCAGAAGTGCCTGTCTATTTGCGCGGTCCAGAGTCCATTATTGGCGGCTATGACGCTGATCTCAAAGTATTTGGTGTTTCTGATACGTTTGGTGAATCCTACAACGATGTCATGGATCGCGCCTTTGCTGATGGCTTTGACTCAGTGATCTGCGCCAATGATGACATTGTGCTTACCCCTACCAGCTACAAGTATCTGATGGAGGATGTTGCGCAGCTCAAAGAGGAAACTGGCGAGCCAGTGGGCTGGGTGGCTGCACGATGCGATGCCGCAAGGCCAGTGCAGAACATTCGCAGTAATCCCTTTGATCAGAAGCTGCACTACTTCAAATACCCATATGAGGACGCCATTGTGCCGATGGAGGTACTTAGTCCCATCTTTGGTTGGATTGGGCGCGATGCGTGGGAGGTGCAGAAGTTCCCACCGCTGAATTGGTACTCGGATGATGTGCATTGCGAAGACTTGCGTGCGGCGGGTTTCCACCATTATTTGTCGCGGTCCTATGTCCACCACATTGGCAGCCAGACTGTTGGCTTAGATGGCAACAAACTGACTCAGCAGGCAGTGCCTTGGATACGCAAGAACAGGCCAAAATATGCATCTGATTGGTTTGATTCTTAAGGAATTTAGATATGAAAACACCCGCATGGCAGCGTAAAGAGGGAAAAAGTCCAAGTGGCGGTCTAAATGCCAAGGGACGTGCCAGCGCCAAGGCCGAGGGCATGAATCTGAAAGCGCCTGTGAAGTCTGGTGACAATCCGCGCAGGGCATCATTCCTTGCGAGAATGGGCAATATGCCTGGTGCTGAGATGAAAGACGGCGAGCCAACGCGCTTGCTGCTCAGTTTGAAAGCATGGGGCGCATCTAGCAAAGAGGATGCGAGATCCAAGGCCAAAGCAATATCTGCAAGAAATAAGGCGAAAAAATGAGCGAATTACCTATCACCACTGACATTGGATCAATTAATCCAATGGATGACACCGAGTTGCAGGGCATTGTCTCTGGCGAGCTGGAGGACGCTGTTAGCTACATCGACTCTGATGTGTCACCCATTCGCGCCAAGGGTACTGAGTATTACCGAGGCGACCCCTTTGGAAATGAGGAAGATGGCCGTTCTCAGGTAGTGGCGATGGAGGTGCGCGACACTGTCAGCGCCATGATGCCAAGCCTGATGAAAGTCTTTTTCAGTTCTGAGAATGTGGTGGAGTATGTGCCGCGTGGACCAGAGGATGTAGCTGGCGCACAGCAGGCGACAGATTACGCCAACTACATATTCAGCGCCGACAACAATGGTTTTATGACCACCTATGCGTTGTTCAAGGACTCGCTGGTGCGTAAGTGCGGAATTGCCAAGTATTGGTGGGAAGAGAACGAAGAGGTCAAGATCGAAGAATATTCGGGGCTTGATGATCAGACTGTGCAAATCCTGATGCAAGAGGATGCCGAGGTCAAGATCGTGGTCAGTTACCCTGACGCATCGATGCCGATGCAACCACCACAGCCTGATCCAATGACTGGCCTGCCCATGCAGATGCCCCAGCCAATGTTGCATGACGTTCAAATCAAGCGAAACACCAAGGATGGTCGTATCCGCATCATGGCTGTACCTCCCGAGGAGTTGGTAATTGATCGCCGCGCAAGATCGTTTGATGACGCTGGCATCATTGCCCACCGCCAAATGGCGACAGTCTCTGACCTGATCGGCATGGGATATGACCAGGATGAAATCGAAGAGAACATTAGCAGCACCGATTTGGATAGCAATGACGAGTATTTGGCGCGTCAGCCTTTGAGTACCACCATGGGCGCAGGCGACAGTCTGAATCCCATGCAGCGCAGGGTTTTGTACATCGAAGCGTATATGCGCGTGGACTATGACGGCGATGGCATCCCCGAATTGCGGAAGATTTGTTGCATGGGTTCGGGTTACACCATGGTGCGGAATTTACCCGCAAGCTACATCCCATTTGTGGACTTCCCTTGCGATCCCGAGCCACATACCTCGCCTTTGGAAGCGATGTCGATCTTTGACATCACGCATGACATTCAGGAGATCAAGTCAGAGATCATGCGTAATACGCTAGATTCTTTGGCGCAATCAATCCATCCGCGTACAGCAGTGGTTGAGGGTCAGGTCAATATCGATGACGTTTTAAATAACGAGACTGGCGCAATTATCCGCATGAGAGCGCCAGGCATGGTGCAGCCATTCAGCTCGCCATTTGTTGGACAGGCCGCATTCCCTATGCTTGACTATATGGATCAGATGCGCGAAGACCGCACCGGCATGAGCAAGGCGGCAATGGGCTTAGACCCTGATGCGTTGCAGTCCACCACCAAGGCGGCGGTGGCCGCCACAGTCAGCGCCAGCAGTCAAAGGCTTGAGCTGCAAGCTCGAATCTTGGCCGAGGGCATGAAGAAGTTATTCAAGGGCATTTTGTACCTGATGACCACACACCAAGACAAGCCTCGCATGGTGCGTTTGCGTAATGAGTGGGTGCAGATTGATCCTCGCGCATGGGACGCCAGCATGGATGTATCGGTCAATATTGGCTTGGGCAATGGCGACTTGGGTGAGCGTATGCAAGGCTTGACCATGATCGCAGGCAAGCAAGAGCAGATCATGCAGCAATTTGGTTTGGGTAACCCTGTGGTGACACCCGCCATGTACATCCGCACCATTCAAAAGATTGTGGAATTATCAGGATTCAAGGACGCATCGAGCTACTTCCAAGCCCTGCCTGCTGACTTTCAGATGCCTCAATCTACGCCAAAGCCAACCCCAGAAGAAGTATTGGCGCAAGTGCAGGCGCAGTCGATCCAAGCTGACATTCAGAAAAAGGCTGCCGAGCTGGAATTGAAGCGCGAGCAGATGGTCAGAGATGACGATTATCGAAGAGATCAATTGGCGC